CCTTTATTAATAATAGGAGATTTAAGTCAAGATGTTTTAGCAGCTTTAGCTATGAACAAAACAAAAGGTAATATTAAAATAAATGTAATAGAAGCTCCAGTATTAGGAGTTAATAGAAAAGAAATATTTGATGATATATCTTTATTAACAGGAGCTACTATAATAAATGAAAACTTAGGAGATGATATGGATCTTTTAAGTGTAGATTATTTAGGAAGCTGTTTAAAAAGTATAACTAATAATACTGAAACTATTATTCAAATAGGAGACACAAAAACAGAAACTATAGCTATTATAGAAGATATTAAGAAAGAATTAATAACATGTAAAATTCCGGATAAAATAATATCTTTAGAAAAAAGATTAGCAAGATTATGTGCTAAAATTGCTGTAGTAAAAATCGGTGCTAATTCTGAAGTAGAATTAAAAGAAAAATTAGATAGAGCTGAAGATGCTATTTGTGCAACTAAAGCTGCAATAAAAGAAGGTATAGTACCAGGAGGTGGAATAGCTTTATTAAATGCTGCAATGAATTTAAAAGAAGAAAATGAAGGAGAAAAAATTCTAGCAAAAGCATTAATCTCACCATATAAAACAATACTAGAAAACGCGGGTATTGATCCTATTTTACCTAAAAAAGAAGGGATAGGAATAGATGTTACAAGCGGAAAACAAGTAGATATGGTTAAAAATGGTATTATTGATCCTTTATTAGTAACTAAAAGTGCACTAAAAAATGCGGCTTCAGTTGCTAAAACCATTTTATCTACAGATTGTGTAATTAATAATATTAGAGTTGATGAAAGCAATAGGTAGAAATTTGATAATAGAAAAAACTAAAGAAGGAACTACTAAAACACAAGGTGGTTTATTATTAGGAGAAAAACAAAAA